TGGCAATTTGGAACATTACCAGAACACTATTGTATAGATCTTAATTCTTGTTCTCCAGGCTATATCTCTCAAACAATTTCAACAATTCCAAACAAAACATATACACTACAATTCAATTACTCAGGGAATAATTATTCTACTAGTAGTAATAATGTACCACATAAAACATTTAGAGTAACTATTACTAACAGCAACTTTATAGCACAAGATTATTCTTTTGATATACGCCCTTACATGCAATACTATTCTAATCTAGTAGGTCCAGATTATAATAAGATGGGTTGGCAATACGGATCAATAACATTCACAGCTTCATCATCCTCCTCTGTTGTAAAATTTGAAAGCACTTGTACGTCTTGCGGATGCTATGGTCCGGTAATTGATAACGTATGCATAGGGTCTAACGATTGTAGTTGTTCAAATGTTATTCCTCCAACACCAACAGCAACTTCCACTAATACTCCGACTATTACTCCTACACGAACAGTAACTCCAACACAGACTAGAAGCCCAACCGCAACTGCCACACCCACAAGATCTAGCACACCAACAAATACACCAACAAAAACATCGACACCAACAACGACACCGACACCCACCGATCCAACAATTTCTAGAGCATATGTAGCAAATTATGGATCAGATAGTATTAGTATAGTACATACTATAACCCAAAAACTATTAAATACGATCACAGGAATATCTAAACCTATAAATCTGATTACAAACAGTAATAAATCTGCAGTATATGTTATTTCAGAAAATTCATCAACATTATCAGTTATAAATACCTCTACATACGCAAAGACTACCATTAACTTAGCTACTAATGTTATCGATTTTGTTTTTAATACAAATGAGAGTATTGCATTTAGTTTAACTTCAACCTCTGTTTCCATTGTAAATATTGCTAACCAAAATGTTATCACCACAATACCTATTGGATCAAATAATCAAAAAATTTCTTATGGGTATGATGGAATATCCGAAAAAATATATGTATTTGATGTAAATAGCGTAGCTATAATAACACTACCCTCCAACTCGACACAATATGCCTCAGCTAACTGGACAGCCCTGACCTATAATTTAAATTTGTCATCTAATTATGTTTGCGGTATTTTAAATATTGAAGATCGTAGTTTATATTTAGGTTTACAAAATAATAGTATCAGGATATATGACATAGCAGGATCTGTCCCAGTCCTCATGGCTACAGTCAACAATAATTCTGATATTACGGATATTGCAATTAATAGACAAAATGGAGATGCATATGCATTGTCATCACAGTCTGGTTTTGTTAATGTCATAGACACCGGAACAAACAATATTAAAAATACAGTCTATTTACCATCGACACTAACCACAAAAATAGCTGTTACAGATAGTGGTTTATATTTTTATGTAATAGATACAGATTCTTCTTGTGTTTATAGTTATTCTGTAAACACAGGATCATTAATCAATACTATCTCTGTTGGTAATAGTCCCAATAAAATTCTTTTATTAAACAGTATTAACGTAACGCCAACACCTACACCAACAGCAACAAAAACTTCCACGCCCACACCAACTAAAAGCGCAACACCCACACCAACAATAACTCCAACTCTTACCAGAACACCCACATCAACGCCCACTCAGTCCCCCTTACCTCCCTTCATCACAACGGGACCGTCCAACATAACCATTGTCCAGCAACCAGAAGGGGATGGAGTAGCCATATTTGATGTAGTCGGTGGGCCATCAAACGTGATATATTCATGGCAAAAATCTACAAACCAAGTAGATTGGAATACTATTGTCAACTCTAATAATTCTTATTTAATTTTAAGTGATTTAACAACACTAGATAATAATGTATATTATAGAGTAAATCTTACGAGTCCACAAGGTTCTGTAACCAGCAATCCAGCAAGACTAAGTGTTTTGGGGTCTTCTCTAGTGATCGTAAACCAACCAACAGACCAAATTATAAGTAATAATAATACAGCAACTTTTTCTATAGGTCTTGACATAGTATTTCCAACGCCAACACCCACTGCTACGACCACGGCTACACCAACCCCGACCAGAACAGCTATACCAACAAGAACTCCAACACCAACTCGCACATCAGGCTAAATTTTAGTGTATTACATTGTAACTCTCCTTTCCGGTTATCCAAAATAATCTAAAAATATGATTAATTATAAATGGCAAGTATCAACAGACAGAGGAACAACATTCAAGGACCTTACTGGAGCTCCCAGTAATCCGTCTTTATCATTAACAAATATAGACGCTTCTCAGCATTCATATAGATATAGAGTTATAGCAACCTCTGGTTCGGCATCAGTAACGTCGCTTTCGGCCGAATTAATAGTTTTTCCAACAGTCAATATTACACAACATCCATATGATCAAACAATAGACACCGATACTAGCAATACAGCTAATTTTTCTATCATAGCAGACATTAGCACTGGAGCAAATACTGCTTATCAATGGGAAGTCGCAAATAGAGCATCTCCTCAAACTTTTATTCCCATTTCTGGAGCAACAAATACTTCTCTAGTTATAAATAATATAAATGACGACAATAATGGGGATCAGTATCGTATTAAAATTGTATCATTTTTTAATAACAGATTACCCATAACAGTATACAGCAATATGGCTACGTTGAATGTAAACATTAATCCTATTAATATTATACTACAGCCAATCAATGCCCACATAAGTATAGGCTCGGAACAAGTAGAGGTTTTTAAAGTAATTACAGATTCTAATAGCTTATTATCTTATCAGTGGCAAGAATCTGCAGATGGATATAATTTTAAAAATATTTCATCAATTGACAATAATATTTTATATACAACAGACATTAATGATTTTGAATCTAAAAACTTATTTAAATATAGAGTTGTGATATCGTCAGCTACATCTAGTACAACAAGCAATAGTGCCACCCTATACACATCAGTAGAACTACCGTACTTTAATGAACTAAATAAAAACACTTATTTATGGGGAGATCCTCATTTAAAATTAGCATCTAGTAAAGGTTCACTCGCTAGTTTGGATGACAATAAAAATATAGAACCCATAGTATATTTTTATATGCAATACAAAGCTGGAGACTCATATAAAGCGATCTATAAAAATAGATTTCAAACACCAACATCCAGTAGCGGACCAGCAGCAGTTGATGATGTATGGGTTATGAAAAATAACGAAGAAAAACTACTTAGTTCTACTATATTTGAGGCACCGTCAACCCCTGTACCATCAACAGCATTATCTTTAGGAAATTGCACAGTAGCCGGTGTAACAGGATGGAATTATATCAATGGTAGATGTATTTCTATGTCCACTCCTATTGATGCTAAAAATTTAACCAATATAAACTATAGTAAGATCATTAAAAACAGCATCAAATGGCTGTGTAAAAATAAAACTAATCCTGATATTTTAATTATAAGTTGTGGGAGTAGCAATAACGATAATCAAATTAAAAATACACTATCTTCTATTACAAATAAAACTATTAATATAGTAAATGGAGCAAATCTTACAACATTACCATCTACAGACGTTATTGTATTACAAAGTGACTCAAAAATGCGCAGCACTATAGATATTTCTATTAAGATGGAAAATTCTATTAAAAATTTTGTACAACAAGGAGGAGGACTACTTACTGCGGAACCAATTGTTCGTAAGATAGCTTCGGGCAAATTTAAGACACTTTCTGACGTACTGCCGGTTGTTGCCGTGTCCATACAAACCAGAAATTCTCCAACAAGATATGTTAAAAATATTAACGATGAAACTATAAATGCTGGAGTAGAATCAGATTTTATATTTGTGTCAAATAGAGAATCGTATGAAACACGTATCAGAACAGCAAAGCCAGGATCCATCATTTTCTATCATAGCGAACAATGTGTAAAAACATCATTTAGAAATATAAATGTTGGAAATATGCTAGATATAATATATGGAATAAGCACATGGCGAAACAACCCCTATAGAAACGTATATACTAAATGGACAAACAGCGTACAATATCCAGGAACAATTAGAATAGGTGGTGCTCTTTATTGGATACTAAAATCCTTAATAGAAAATAAAAAAAATCCATCTAATCTAAAATACGCCGTATGGAAAGGATTAACAGGATCACAAAAAGACGGATTTGGTTTAGTAATGAAACCTTTTGGAATTACTAGACAAATGCTAACTGATGCTGTAACGGCAGCAGATAGTTCTTCTCAAATACTAAATATTACAGAAGAGATTTCTATGAACGACCCGTTCTGGAAAAATCTTTCTAAATTATTGAGAGGATTAAAACCAGATGATAAATACTATAATTCTAATATTCTTTATTTTGTGACCAATCCAGGAAACAGATCAACAACACCGAATGTTGCAGTATCTATGGATGGTTCTGCTAGAAGCTCCATCAATTCTCCTGTTACATATAGATGGCAATATAGTATTTCTAATAATGCATTTCAAAATTTAAGCGACGGCAACAAATATTCTGGTACGTCTACAAATACTTTGACCATCAAAACTCCAGCACTTGCAGATAATAATACTTTATTCAGACTCTCGGCGGAATCAAAAGACGCTACAACAAAATACAGCAAAACATGCTCTTTAACTGTAGTTCCTAGTATAATTGTTTCAAGTTATCCAATAGAGCAAATTGCTAATAACAAAAAAGCTATTTTCTCTATACAGGCAACTTCTAATAATGGAATTTTAAAATATCAGTGGCAAAAATCGAACAAAAAAAATGGGATATACACAAATATCCCACAAGCCACAGCTAATACATTAGAATTGAATATTTCATCATATGTTGACGACCAAACCTATTACAGAGTGGTTTTGAGAGATAACGGCTCTAGCATAACCACTAATGGAGTTAAATTAACTGTTTTATCAACTATCTCCATATTATCTCAGCCCTTATCTGTATCCACAGACACTACATCAGCAGTTTTTGATGTTCAAGCCACAGCTACAGATCCTCTTTCAGCAAATCCAGTAATAAATTACCAATGGCAAAAATCAGCAAATAATAAAACTTATACAAACATACCGAATGCTAATAGTAGAGCTTTGTTTTTAAGTAATTTAACTTCAGCTTCAAAAAATTACTATTATAGAGTTATATTAACCGTTAATAAAGTACGATTAGCCAGCGAACCTGCGCAACTAAAATTTTTACCATCTATACGAGCGTTTCCTATTAGCTCCCTTGTTAGTTATACAAAAATTGGAACCACAGAATATGCTAATATTGATCTATCAATTAATGCAAGCTCATCAGCTGGTAATCTATCATATCAATGGAAACAATCAAAAGATGGAGGAAAAACATATACTAATATAGCAACAAATACCAGCTCTATAAAAGTTAACAATATAATTAAAAACTTTTATCCTAATTATAAATATCAAGTATTAATCACTGATTCCATATCCACAATTACGGTTTATCAATAAAATGAGTAATTTCATATTTGACAATGACATAATAGTATCTATTACACAAAATCCTGAGCTGCCCATAGAGGGAGACAATGTTGTTTTTAAAGCTCAAGTTAATATGCAAAATCTTACAGCAGAGTATAGTAATGCATCTACTTATTTTTTTAGTTATACTTGGTATGAGTCTCGTGATGGAGGACAAACATATTACCAAATAGGACAAGATTTGGATACTCTGGAAATTTCAAATATTAGTAAGAATTTTTTTAATAATACGTATAAAGTAAAAGTAGCTCTTATAGATTTAGAAAATATATTACTAACAGAAGCAGGAGATAATATAACAACACAGTTTGGTGAAATTTTAATCTCGTCTAATCAAGCAGTATCAATGTCAATACAAAACGATATAAGCAATAGTAAAATTGATGAAAAAACTATATTGGCCAATAATGATGTTGCTGCCATAGACATAGAAAATTTAGATAGTATTGTTAATGAAGCTTCAAAGTATGACGACACCATAGACGACAACAGTGCAGCAGAAGTTCTTAGTGGACAATCAATAAATGCATTAGAAGATACTAGCGATAGTATTAATGGACAAAGCATAATACTAAGTCCATCAGAAAGTATTCCAGAACCAACCATTAATTCTGAAATAAATACCCAAAGTTTTATATTAACAGAATCAGAACCAAAATATACTAAAAAAATAATAAAACATATGGCACCATGTGCTCAATTTAGATATGAAAGATGTGTAACAAACAATAACGGAAATTATACCATAGATAACTGTGGCTGCGCTCAGTCTACAATTGGTTTTCTGGAGACAGTTCCAAAAGAAAATAGAAAAACATTAGGATGGAACTATACATACATTATAGAAAACGGTAAAAATAATGGTCCAGATTTACCTGAAGGTATTTTGGTTCGTAAAGAAAAGTGTGAGTGGTGTTGTGAGGGTGGTGATGTAATGTGTGACGCTAAGCCTAATCAAACAAATATATTCCCAAACAGCCCAACAGAATGCTGTGATTTAAATTGGACCAGGCCGACCAACAAGATTAAAACGGTTGTAGACGAGGGACCTTTTATTTCAACAACAACAGGAAGAGGTAATGCTGGAGGACCAACTGTTACTTTTAAAAAGGGTATCACTACCGTATTTAGTACTAGAAGAGAAGGCATACCAATTGATGTAGAACCAACACCAGAAGGACTAACAATGATTTGGAGCCAGTCTCAGGATGCATGTTATCAAAACGTAAGTAATGGCATTATAAGTGCTAAAGGAGTATCTGTAGTGAGTACGCCTGGGACATATTATCCATGGGTATATACAACATATAAAACCGGGCTAGAATTAAAATATAGAATACAAGAATTTAAACCAATAGTAAAATGTCATGATGGAAACAATAATAGTCTTGAATACTATAAACTTGATGAAAAACATAATATTCAAGAAATAAAGTATACACCCGAGTATGATTGTACATGTACCTCTACTGGTGGAGCACTAACAGCTGGAAATATAGGAGTATATTTAGATCACAGCGAACAAGGAGTATTTTGGAAAGTCTTTGAACATTATGGACCTCCTGGCGCTAATTGTGAATGCACATTACAAAATCCTCCACCAAAACTTTACCCTCAGCCTCTTGTTCAGATAGACAATGGGATAATAGCAACAAAATATTCATATACCATGTCAGACAAATCAGATTTTGATATTAAACCAATAGAAGGACCTTATGGTATTTGTTTTGATTTTGCTGATTCTGTAACAGGCTCATGTCTAGACGGAGCAAACGAGCTATCAAAGCCATCAGACGGTAATTGGAAAAAAGAGCCCAGTAATGTAAAAATGTGCGGTCATGAGGAAACTATAATTTATGAGCTGTCCACACCCAAACAAAGAGATATTAGATGTGATATTGGTGGCAGAGCATTTAATGATTTTGACTCCCCAGACACATTAATAAAAGTATGTAATCTTGAGTCGGACAAGACTTACTCTATACTGGAATGCTCACTAACAGAAAAACTTCGCCCATGCAACACAATAATAAACGGAATAAGCACGTTTTTAAAACCCGAAGATGCTTTTGCTTATGTTCAAACTTTAGTAGGATCTCCAAAAGAAGGTAAGTCTATAGTTGCATATATAAAAAGAATAAAAATAGAAAAAAATGAACAAACATATAAAGAACTATCTGATAGTAAGACTTTATTAAATGGATTTCCTCATGAATATTGGAAAAACTCAACAGATTACACAATTGAAATAATTAAAAAAGATGATCCTTGTAATTTTTGTATTCCTGTTTATAGGTCGGTGTGTAATGACGACACCTATCCCTGTAATGATCAAACCGTAAATATATGTGGACAATCAGCTAATTGTGCGGGTAAAGAAGGAAATATTAATATAATAACGTGTGTAATTAGCCTAATACCTGATCCAGATGAAAATGAAATTGAAAATGCTATTAATAAAAAAAATGGCTATGGATTAGTATTAGATGAAGTAATAGGTATGGCCGAAAAAGAGATCAAAGAATCAGAAGATCAAATAGGAATTATAAAAGCAGACACTTGTTAGGAGTATTAAGATTAAGGTGTATGATTTGTTATCTACCAACATTTTAGAGATATAATTATTATGGCCAATTTAAGAATTAGTCAACTAGATCAGGCTCCAATAGTTTCTGGAACCTATGTTTTTCCTGCTAGTAGCACTGATTCGACCTATAAGATTAGTTTTGATCAGTTATCTTCATGGATATCTAGTAAAGAAGTTAAAAATAGTATTGGAAATTATAATGTAAATTCTTTTGATACTAAAACTATTGTTACCTTTAATAATAGTCTGCCCATTGGAACAACTATAGAATTGATACGATTAGGAACGGGAATTGTTAACATTACGGGCGGCTCTAATATTACTGTTAACTCTAGTGTGGGATGGACACTAAGAGGAGTTTATAGTAAGGCTACTGTTAGTAAAATTAATGGTAATACTTGGATTGTGAGTGGAGACTTGGCTTTGAGTCCGACACCTACACCAACTACAACGCCAACAAGAACTCCAACACCAACTACCACTCCCACAAGTAGTCCAACGCCAACCACAACCCCCACAAATACTCCAACAACAACAGCCACAGCCACTGTTACTCCAACAAAGTCCCCAACACCAACAGTAACTCCTACCGCCACAGTTACTCCGTCTCCATCTATGTTTGGAGCACCAAGCTCTCCACAAAATCTGTCTGCTTATGGAGGTAATCAAGAAATCGTCTTATCTTGGGATGCTCCAGCTAGTAATGGCCGTTTAGATATTAGTCAATATATAATAGAATACCAACCAGAACCTACTCCTTCGACTACTCCCGGTTTAAGTCCGACTCCTACGACTACGACTACACTTAGTCCAACACCCACAGTTACCACATCAAGAACACCGAGCGCAACGCCTCCAGCAAATCAAAATCCCGCTTTTACCAACACAATATTATATCCACAAGGTTCGTGGAGTGGTTCTGGAGAATCTAACGATCCACTTATTCCGAGTCATCGTTTTGGAAACAATACCGCTTCTAGGACTAGTCTAACCGTTGGAAGAAGTGGAATATTACGAATTACTGGAACCGTTTTGTATTCTGACTGGTTCTATATTTTTAAAGGTTCAACTGACATTATAATGGACTCTTCTCATAACTCACTTAATGTTTCTGTAAATGTTGCAGTTGGAGACGTAATCGGTTTTGTAGCAGATAGTGTGTCTTACGATACTAATATTCGTGTTTGGATAGAATAATTATGAAATAAATTGAGGTGTATATAAAAATATATAGATCGGAATTAAAATGACAACAATTAATACTAATAGTCCCAACAGAAGTTATACAATAACTGGCCTAAATAACGACGTAACATACAAAGTTAGAGTCGCGGCAGTAAACTCTATCGGAGCCGGTCCATTTACCGAGTATGTATTTGCTACTCCATCCCTATTTGCTGTTGATAATGATTATTATAATGTTGAACTATTATTAAATATGGATCAGACAAGTAATAGTGATAACTATTTTGGAAACTCTTCATTAATTTTAGGTACTCCTGGACTAGACCAAAACGACGATCAGTATTCAGTACAAACTAAACTACTATTACATGGCGATGGAATAGCCATAGTAGATTCATCTCTTAATCCTAAATCTATAAGTAGAGTTAATAACCCATATACTGTATCAGATAGTCGATTTGGTACAGGATCCATAAGATTTACTGGAAACAATTATTTATCAATGGGGTCTTCTAACGATTTTAATGTTGGTACCGGTGACTTTACTGTTGAACTATTTATTAAATTCAAATCCTTCAACACTCATAATCCTATTTGTAATAGTACTAATGATGTAAACGGTGCAGATAGTAGTAAGTGGTATATTAATTATGCTCCTGGAACCGGACTATATATCGGACAACATAGTTCATCAAACTCTGCTGTAGCTGCGTGGTCTGCTAGCATAGACACTTGGTATCATTTGGCTATCACAAGAACTTCCGGAACCATAAAAATATTTATAGATGGAGTAGAACAAAACGTAAATAATTCTACAGTTTTAAACAATATTAGTTTCAATCAGAGCGGATTTTTGATTGGTAGAGTAACATCATTGAGTGGTCTTGATGCTCAAATAGATGAATTTAGATTTACCAAGGGGATTGCTCGAACCATAACTGTTCCAACGGTCGCTTATCCCAACCCAACTAGTCCATTCAAAGACTTGTCTAGTAATAGTAAAAATGTTATTGTTATTGGACAGCCTTTAGTTTCATCATATAACGATACTCCATCAGCAGCTCCCACAAATATAGTTGCTTCTCAACAATCGGGTGGACCGCTCAGATTAGATTGGGATTTTGCTTTTCCGTTACTTGTTGATTATGTAGTTCAATATAGTGATGATGGTGGAATAAATTGGACTACTGTTAATGATGGAGTGTCTACTAATAATAATGTTACTATTAATCTAGCTGATGGTTTTTATATTTTTAGAATAGCAGCAACCAATAGTCTTGGACAAGGACCATGGTCTGATACTGTAGACGTAACATTGCCTATTCCAACAGCTGTTGAGTATTTAGTTGTGGCGGGCGGTGGCGGTGGAGGTAATGATATGGGCGGCGGTGGTGGCTCTGGTGGATTAATCACAAATGTTTCTGGAGCAACATCAGGAGGAGGTTCAACAGCAGAACCTGTACTATATTTACAAAATACTAGCACATTTAATATTGTTGTCGGTGCTGGTGGATCTGGGGCTGCTTCTGGTAGTGGTGGAGCAGGAACCAATGGAGGTAATAGTACTATTGTAGTAGAAGGAAATAGTCTTGTTACAGCAATCGGTGGCGGCTACGGAGCCAGTCAACATAATGGTAACTCATGGAACGCAAGCGATGGAGGTAGTGGTGGAGGAGGATCGGGTGGTCGTCAAAGCAGTAGTAGCTATGGTGGTTTGCCAGGAAACGGTACAACAAAGCAAGGATTTAATGGCGCTGGTAGTGGACCAACGTGGTATCCTGGTGGTGGTGGTGGAGCCGGAGGTGCAGGTATTGGCAACGGAAGTGTAAGAGGTCACGGCGGTCCCGGAGTGCTAAGTAGCATATTAGGAACTCTTTATTATTGGGCTGGTGGTGGTGGAGGTTCAGGATTTAGCACTACCGGTGGAGACGGTGGCATTGGAGGAGGTGGTGGTGGCGCTGTAGGAACCACAACTGGTGGAGCTGGTATAAATAATGGAGCTTCTGGAGGTGGAGGGGGTACCCAAAACCAAACTAACACTCCTGGAGGAAATGGTGGAAATAATACTGGTGGTGGTGGCGGTGGTGGCTCTCATTTTAACTCTAATAACTATGGAGGGTCTGGCGGTTCTGGAGCTGTTATTTTAAGATCATTAACATCAGCAACTTCTACTACCGGTAGTCCAACAGTATCAACAAATGGATCATATAATATTTATATGTTTACTGGAACAGGATCAATAACTTTCCCGTCAACGCCAAAAGCTCCACCTCCTCCAAGAAACATAATGAATATTCAAAATAGTCAAGGAGATCTAATATTATCATGGGATGCTGTAGCATCTTCATATAATGTTACAGATTATGTTGTTGAGTATAGAAGCGCTAGTGGTAGTAGTTGGACAACAGTAAGTGACGGAGTATCATCTAGTACAGGAGCTACTATTAGTGGATTAGCTGATGGCGACTATATTTTTAGAGTGGCTGCTGTCAATAGCGTAGGACAAGGAGCATATAGAGCCAAATTTGTTACATTACCCATACCCATTTCCACTATTGAATATTTAGTAGTGGCTGGTGGTGGTGGTGGTGGACATCATTATGATGGTGGTGGCGGCGGAGGAGCTGGAGGTATGTTATCTGGCACCATGAATAAATCGGCGGGAGATATTGTAAATATTGTTGTTGGAGCCGGTGGCGCCGTTGGTACAAATGGACAAAATTCTATATTTGATACTATTACGGCTATTGGTGGTGGTACTGGAGGAAATAATAATGATTCTAATGGTTCAGATGGCGGTAGCGGAGGAGGACAAGGAAGAGATGGGTGCGGAACTGCCGGTAATGGAACATCAGGACAAGGTAATAGAGGAGGTAATACAGGATGCGGCGGTTGTCAATCGGGTGGCGGTGGCGGAGGAGCAGGTGAAGTTGGTTATGATGGAGGATATGATTGTGGTGGGAGTTTTCCAAACGGTAATCAAAGTAGAGGAGGTAATGGTTTACAGTCATCTATAACTGGCGCAGCAACCTATTATGCTGGTGGAGGAGGAGCAAGCTTTGCTGCGAGCGGCTATACTCCTGGAGGATTAGGTGGAGGAGGAAACGGGAATAATGATATTATTGTCCAGACCAATCACGGTCAAGCTAATACTGGGGGTGGAGGTGGAGGAGGAAGAAATAGTGGATCTGGTAATGGTGGTAGCGGAATAGTAATTATTGCCTACCAAGGCTCCCAACTATTCAACATACCACAAGGTTTAACCTATAGCCTTGACACAACATCTAGACCAGGATATCAGATATATAGCTTTACTGGCGGAAGCGGAAACGTAATCTTATAAAGGAGAAAATAATGGCTCATTTTGCTGAATTAGATTCTAATAATGTAGTAACTCAAGTAGTAGTAGTTAATAATAATGAACTATTAGATAATGGAGTTGAGAACGAAAATAAAGGTGTAGAGTTTTTGAACTCTTTGTTTGGCCACAATAGATGGAAACAAACATCATATAGTGGTAAAATTAGGAAAAATTATGCTGGTATAGGGTATAGTTATAATGAGACCTTGGACGCTTTTATTTCACCACAGCCTTTTGCTTCATGGACTTTGGACGAAAATACCTGTCAATGGAAAGCCCCAGTAGATTATCCTAATGATGATAAATTTTATACTTGGAATGAAGAGTCAAAGTCATGGGTTGTTATTGAAGTTCCACAACAGCCACAACAATAAAAGGAAATATTAAATGTCTTCTTTGTTAACTAATCTAAAAGTAAATAGTGATGGATACTTATATATTCCTTATAGTGAAGATTTTAATTTTGGATCTGGGGATTTTACTATAGAGTTTTGGGTAAAATTTAATAGCTGGTCTGATGCTAAATCGGTATTGACAAAAGGATGGCCAGCATCTGGTTCAGACTCTTTTTTGATCTATACTCAAGACGGATCAAAAGTAACATTTTATGCTTCTAGCAATGGTAGCGGTTGGCAAGTATCATCAGGTCAGAATATCATTAACAATGTCTCTTTAAACAAATGGTATCATATTGCGGTCACACGTTCTGGTTCCACATTTAGAACATTCTCTAATGGGGTTCAAACAGCATCATGGAGTAATGGAGATGCTATATTTAATAATGTTAGTCATGGTATCGCTATTGGTAATAGTGAGACCGGAAGCCATCCGGTTGACTGTAATATAGATGGACTAAGAATTACTAAAGGAATTTGTAGGTACACTTCTAATTTTAGTCTTCCTTTTAATGATGCTAGTTTAGTTACCGAAGGAGCCTTTAAAGACCTTTCAAGATCCCCTAAAAGAGTAGTCAATAATAATTACGTAAGTACAAATCAAAATATTAAACAATTTGGTGATTCTAGTGCTTACTTTAATGGTAGCTCTTATTTGAGCGTTCCAGGAGATAAAGCATGGCAACTTGGTACTGATGACTTTACAGTAGAAGCTTGGATTAATCCTGATACTGTTAGTAATACTAGAAGTATTGTTGGTAATTATGATGGAGCTGATGGTGGATGGAGATTAATGGTTGGGTCTCCTGTTGGAGGAACTCCTTCTTATGGACCAGAAGTTAGTTTTACAGCAACCAATTATGGAACCGAAGTAGATCCTATTATTCCTGGAGTGTTGGAACTCACAAGAGCTAATCAGAATGGTATATATAATAGTGCTTCGGAAGGATCTTATGTCAGATATTCTTCTCCAGCTAATACTTCTTGGAACGGTGAAGGATGGTCTAATATATGTAATTACGCAACCAGATCATATTATGATTGGTTAACTGCTTTAAATAATGCTGGTAGAAATCCTAATAATATTGTTGGTCTTGAGATGGTGATGAAACATGTTCCCACCAATCGTAATTGGCTGATTAAATTTACTAATTGGCAGGGTGGCGCTCAGGGTGGAGCATTTGCTTATACTAGAAAAGAAATTCTTGGTTGTACAGTAGATAATTCAGTGATACAATTTCGTAATGGTAATAGTACAGTAATAGAAAAAAGTGTAACTCCACCGCTAGCTTCTGGCACATGGTATCACTTAGCTGCAACCAGAAATAACAATAACTTAAAACTATTTTTAGACGGAAATGAAATAGGATCATCGACTGCTATTAACGACAACATTAGCAGAGTAAACTCTAATGGAATAACAATAGGAGCAAGTCGATCATCGTCTGGTTCTGTAACCAATACTTATCAGGGGTACATAGACGATCTTAGAATAACCAAAGGAACAGCAAGATATCCAGCTAGCTTCACCAAACCAGCTGCTCCTGCACCCAATTTAGGATTAGGTCCTATTGCTCCGAGTAGTCCATCTGGTTTAGCAGTTACTGAAAGAGATAATGTCTTCAAAGTGTCGCTAACTCCTCCAACATTCGACGGTCGTTCACCAATCACAGCCTATAACTTCCAGTATTCTGAAGACGGATCAACATGGAACAATACTAGTGTAGTATCAGATCCATACTATGACAAGGTGTCATTATTGCTACCAATGACAGGATCAAATAATAGTACTATTATTGTTGATGATTCTAAACATAATCATAATGTAAGCTTGGTTGGTAATGTTAAAGTAGTATCGTCTGAAAGCTGGTTTGGTAATGGTAGTGTAGTATTCGATGGAACCAGCGATAATCTTGTAATACAAAATAATTCAGTTTTTGATTTGACCAATCAAGATTGGACGATAGAAGCTTGGATAAAACCTACTGGAGATTGGAGTAAATATAATACTATTATTAGTAAGAGAGGGAACGGGGGAGGAGAAGGAACAGATGGAGACTGGCAATTATATCTAAGGCAAAATAGTGGTGTTTTATGTTTCTATCCAGGAACAATAGGCGGACAAGAGAGCGGATCAGTACCGTTAGTTAACATTTGGAACCATGTTGCTGCTGTGCGTAATGGAAAAATAATAACATTATACTTAAATGGAATTTCAGTATTAAGCTTTGTTGCTGATACTCTTTATACTGCTAACCGCAAAATTTATGTGGGTGGTTGGCCTGCTGGTAATGAATATTTTAATGGAAACATGAATGATGTTAGAGTAACTAAGGGAGTAGCAAGATATACATCCAATTTTGATCCACGAACGCTACCCCAAGCTCCTGCTAATAGGGTTACAGGATTATCAACTCTAGGTACTCCATACTCTTTCAGAGCAAGATCAGTTAATTCTATCGGATCAAGCGACTATAGTTCATCAACAACGTCAGTCATATCAACCTTGGGCGCCCCATCTAATCTTAATGTTATTACAGACGACAATAGAGCTTATGTCAACTGGACAGCACCAACAGCTAATAATTCAGCTATCAAAGATTATGCTGTTCAGTATAAGTCTGATGGTGAAAGTACATGGACAAACTATGCTCATACTCCTAGTATAGATACATCTATTATGGTTAGCGGATTACTAGTTGGTACTAGCTATTCTTTCCAGGTAGCAGCAATAAATATAGCTGGCACAGGAAGTTATGTTTCAACAACATCGTCAGTCCTAACAGCTCTTAGACAAGATAATACATACAATAAGACAAGACTACTACTGCATTTAGATTCAAACTAATAGGGTAATAATAAAATGAGTATAATAGATTCGTCACCAAAACCTAAAACTGTAACATTAAATAATGGAGCATCAGTTAGCACTCTCAAAAGCCGTTTCGGTGGAGCTTCATTATTATTGAATGGATTAAATCAATATGCTAGTATTCCTGAGCATACGGATTTTGGTTTTGGCACAGGCGATTTTACTATAGAGATGTGGGTTTATCCACTAGACAACAACGACTATAGAACCTTGATCTCCATTGGAACACACATGGACGGACTATTATGGAGAATGTGTACCGAAGGAAATCAATTATGGTTTAATGGAACTCCTTGGAACTGGGGATCTAGTAGTGTTCCATTACATACATGGAGTCATTTAGCTTTAGTTAGAAATAGTGGAGCGATTAAAGTTTATATTAACGGAACTGAATCTTTATCAATTTCTGGCTCTGCTGCCGCTAGTAATCTAGGCTCATCCAGAGCGGTAAATATTGGAGCATATAATCCAGGAAGTGAAACATTTAATGGATATATAGACGAAGTTAGAATAACTAAAGGAATAGGATCTGCAAAATACAATAGTAATTTTGATGTTAAAACACTATATGCTCCATTCCCATCATCAGGAACTCCTGTAACTCCACCCAATGCTCCTACCGATCTAGTAGCTGGACCACTAGATCGCACTATTAATATGATATGGAATACTCCAGCAGAGGATAACGGAGGTATTATTACCGATTATTCTATTCAGCATTCAACAAATGGTTTTGACTGGATTGATTTTCCTCACTCTCCTAGTGTTGTTACAGCTATTAGTGTAACAGGACTAGATAATGGAACTAACTATAGTGTTAGGGTTGGAGCCATTAATTATACCGGCGTACAAAATTATGTATCTCAATCTGATCTTATGCCGTCAGTACCTCCAGTTGATACTAATCCAGATCCATATTTTTATAGTACCTCGTTATTACTTCATTTTAATGGAGCACATAATAGCACAACCATCACCGATACGTCATATCTTCCAAAAACTGGGACTGTTCAAGGAGATGCTAAACTCAGTATCGCTAAGAATAAGTTTGGTGGTAGTAGTATTTATTTTGATGGTAGTGGAGACTATTTAACAGTACCAGATCATCCAGGATTTGATTTTGGTGATGAAGATTTTACAATAGAATATTGGGAATATCGTTTAGGTTCGGGTACTGGGTCTGTTATGTGTAGGGTACGCACAGGACAGGGTTATAATCCTTGGTTGCTTGGACATAATGAATCTGGCACTCTTAAACTTTATATGAGTGTTGATTATGCTAACTGGGCTGTTAGTAGCTTAAGTATGGGTTCCATGATCCAGAATGCTTGGACTCATTATGCTGTTGTTAGACAAGGTAGTACTGTTAGAACATACCAAAATGGATCACAAGTTAGTACAGCTAGCTTTACCGGGACATTACCAATAGGTGGCGGTTCGCTATCAATTGGGCGATATGCTGATAATAGCACTGATTATTTTAATGGTTATCTTGATGATGTTCGCATAACTCGTGGAGTTTGTAGATATCCAGATGGAACGACCTTTTCCGTACCAGCACTACCTTATTCCGATGTCGCACCAACAATTACTGCTCCAGAAGCTCCCTCTAGCATAACCGTTTATGGTGGAGATGCCTCTGCAGAAGTTGTTTTTGTTTCTCCAGCAAGCGATAAGTCCGTATTAGTATCATATGACTTACAATACTCAGAAGATTTAGCTGAACCATCATGGACACCGGTTTCATCATCTCCTACCAGACTATTATTACATTTTAATAAGGGAGACATTCGAGGCAACGCCAAACTTAAAGATTATTCATTGTATAATCGTAATGTTCTTTGGAATACTACTAATAATCCTGCTTTTATAGGTGGAGATAACTCATCTAACTATCAAAAGTTTGGAGATGGATGCTTAGACATACAATATAATCGAACAAACTATACTTCTCCTTATATTGTTAAGGTGGATGAATCGTCTGATCTGAATCCTGGAACTGGTGATTATACTCTGGAAATGTTTTTAATGCTAGACGATCCCTATACTTCAACAAGTATAGGCAGACTATTTGGATCATATAATGCTTCTTCTGGTTCTTATTTTGGTATAAATAAAATGGATTACTATACCGTTAGATTAACTAAGATGGTTAATGGATCAGCAGCTTATTATGTTGATATAGGTAGTTCTATTTTAAGAGGAAATACAGACCAAAATGGTCCAGGAAATTATAGTAAAAAACCCATACATCTAGCATTTTGTCGTCAAAATGGAACTATAAGAATTTATGTTAATGGAAATAAAGTAGTAGATAGAGCAGATACTAATAATGATAATTTTTCTGCTGGTGGATTAGTAGTTATGGGTGGAGACTCTGGATCTCATTATGCTAATAATTACGTATTGGGTCGAATGGACGAACTAAGATATACCATCGGAGAAGCACTATATACAGGAGCCAGTATTGATGTATTACCAAGCTCAGAATTTAAAAATGTCAAAGTTACAGGAATACCCAATAATAAAAATTATGTATTCCGCATTCGTGGACAAAATAGTGGTGGATATGGAGACTATAGTAGTGAAAGCTCACCAGTAACAGTAGCTCCTCCTCCAGTACTAACAATAACTTCAGAACCAAAGAATGATAGAGTACTAGCACTCAACGAAAACGCCACGTTCTCTGTGTCTGCAACAATGTCCGATAGTTCTGCTCTATCATATCAGTGGCAAAAATATGATACCGACGCCAATGATTGGAATGGAGAGAACGGAAGAAATTGGCAAAATATTAGTGGCGCAACAGGATCGACCTTAACTATTAATAGTCAAGGATTTAATGCGGTAAACAATTGGACATGGCAAAGTCCTCCAGGAAAAGATGCTGTACGATGCATAATAACTTCAGCATATTCAACTGTAGTTACCAAGTCTGTTAGATTAGTAAATATGAGCTTTATTTACTACTCTATGGAAGTACATCCAGATGGGAACAGAAATAACAACTCTGAAGTTGTAAATGGTATTAACTATAGAGGATATTATGCTAATGCAAATGAAACATTTAACCTTTATCCATACTCAGGCTGGGGTATGGGTCCACCACCAGACGATAGCTGGTACTCCGGTAATGACACTGCCATAAGATTTCAATATTCTCTCAATCCGTCTGAAGGAATATGGACAGACGCAAATTCATCAAGCAATATAGGTTTTAGATACAGCGCAGCCTCTAATCTGAATTCTGTTACTTATCTAACACCAACAGTAGATTTGAGTGGAAGAGTGTATTTTCGCACATTAGTACAAGATTTATGGCCATATAATACCAGTAATGGATCTTCTTCTTCTACAGAATCATCATACTCTGTTGTCCAAACAAACGGAGAGTATGGTTATTTCTATATTGATTTCACAGCCACAGCCCCCACACTTATGACTAATTTTAGTGCTGATCCGGGAGATAGATTGGTTGCTCTGTCGTGGACTAAGGGACTTAGTGGAGGTTTACCATCTGGTACAACATACTCTATAGAATATAGTACAGATGAAACTAATTGGGAAACTTTTACTAACACTCTAGCATTTTCTAATAGTAGTATTTATGTTACTGGATCAAACGGATTAACTAATGGTACAACATACTACTTTAGAATGAAAGCAGTTAATAGTGTTGGTTCAACAAGTTATACCAGCACAATATCAGCTACTCCTAATGTTTCAGAGGCTACTGCCCCATCAGCAATCAATAATCTAACAGCGGTTGCTGGAGACGGCAGAGCATATTTAACTTGGGATAGTCCAGCTAGTGACGGTCAATCATTACCATTATCGTATGCTGTAAGATACTCCAGAGACGGAGGATCTACTTGGACAAATTATCCTTGATCTATAACTCTCTAATAGGAAATAAATAACATAATATGGCTAAAATTACTCAAATGATTACTGGATTAATCAATGACGAACCAAATCAATCATATTCTTTTCAAGTAGCAGCAGTTAATCCCATAGGAACAGGAACCTATTCAACACCAGCTACCGGCATAGTTCCTTATACTGGGGGTTTTATTGATGCTGTTCCCATAGAATATTTAATTGTAGCTGGTGGTGGTAGTGGAGCAAATACAGGGAGTGGAGGAGGAGCCGGAGGAGTTTTGACCGGTCAAATGAATCTTTTTTCTCCAAACACTTATAATATTGTGATAGGAGCAGGTGGTACTATTTTAGATTATGGAGCTGCTCCCGGCACCAACGGAGAAAATACAACAGCTTTTGGATTAACAGCAATTGGTGGTGGTGGCGGAGTATCTCACGGCGCAGGCAATGGAGTATCTGGAGGTAGCGGTAGTGGAGGCGCCGTAACCGAATCCAACAGCGGTATTCCTCTTAGATTTGGAGGATCAGGAACTGTTGGTCAAGGAAATAGTGGAGGTAATGGTTTTGTGGCGTGGAGTTGGAGTGGCTGTTCCGGTGGTGGTGGTGGTGCTGGACAAGCAGGTTCGGATGGCGGCAATAGTCCCGGTAGCGGTAAGGGTGGTAATGGAATACTATGGTATGGAAATTACTATGGTGGTGGAGGTGGAGGTGGAGAAGTTAATGGTAGCTATGTTGGAGCAGGCGGTTTAGGTGGAGGAGGCAATGCAGTTATTAATAGTACTGGTCAAGATGGGGTAAATAATACTGGCGGTGGTGGCGGTGGAGGAAGTTATACCGGAGCGTACTATAACGGAGGAGCAGGAGGTTCCGGAGTTGTTATCATTCGCTCTTTAGTTCTTGCCTCATCAACCACGGGCTCTCCAATCATAACAACAGACGGATCTTATAACGTATACAAATTTACAGCAACAGGCTCTATCACATTTTAATAGGTAATAAATTATGAAATTAGATAATACAGTAACAATCGACTTAGGCTCTGGTGATCCTTTAGTACTAAACGAATTAGATGTTGTTCTTATGGATCATGAATCTAGAAAATTAGTTTTAGCAAAAGTTCATCCATTAGCAGGCCCTCTCTCACTATGGAGAGGTTCAGAGTATGACGAGGCTGGGGACTATACTCAAGCTCAAGTTGAAGCTAGAATAAAAGAACTATTAGGAGAGAATCTAGAAAGACTACCAAGCTTATTCCACAGAGAAATAGTATAAATGGCTACACAAACTCTTAATCTATTACCATCTGCTCCATCTCAGGTGGATCCTTTTTATGTATTGCCAGCAAGCGATAGCGGTAAGACATATAAAGTTTCCATATCTTCTTTGTCTGATTGGTTATCGTCTAAAGATATGGTTACCAAAAATTCTAACTATACTTTATCTTACTCTGATGGTAAAGCTGTTATAAATTATGTTGGTAATGGTGCGTCTAATTTAATCGTACCAAGTCATAATGAGCCAATTTCAATTGGTACCACCATTAATATAGCAAATAATTCTCTAATGGGCTCTCTCAATATTGTGTCATCTAGTGGTGTTGTTGTTAATAGTGCTTTAGGATCATATGTCAAAAATTATGGACTAGCTTCATTAACTAAAGTCGATACTAACTCTTGGATTCTGGGTGGTAATCTATCTGTTTATCAAGACCCATATTTTGAACAAACTAAACTTTTATTAAGAATGACAGGAACCGATAACAGTACAACATTCCTAGATAGTAGCTTATCTCCTAAGACCATAACGCCTAACGGCGGAACTAAAATTGTAACATCTAATAGCAAATTTAACGACAGTAGTGCTCAATTTTCTAATAGTACTCTATCAATACCAAGCAGTTTGGACTTTAATTTTGGTACGGGAGATTTCACAATAGAATGTTGGGTATATTTAAATAATCATGGAGGTAACGGATATAATCACTTTTTCTCCATTGATCAACAAAATACTTTCGCTTTTAAATCATATAATGAATCATATTATTTATACGCTAATAGCACAACAGCAGTATCAACAACCATCTCTCCGATTTTAAACTCTTGGCATCATCTGGCATTAGTTAGATATGGTCAAAGATTATTCATATTTGTAAATGGAGAATTAAAAGGGGAATCAATAATACCTCAATCAAATACTTACGGTAGTACCTCTGGAGTTTTGATAGGTTCTGCTAATGGTACTACTGGAGAATATTTAGACGGATTTTTGAATGATCTTAGAGTAACAAAAGGACAAGCCCGATATACTGTTAATTTTACTCCACCAACTGAATATCTTTATAAAAACCAAAATGTCATTACTAATCCAAGTAGCATTCTTGGGTTACAGCTATGGTTAGATGCTAGCGATAGTAGTACCCTATATGACGCAGTAGACGGGGGGTCGTTGGTGTCAGCAGATAGTTCCGTATTAAAATGGACAGATAAAAGTACCAACAACTATACTGCAACACAAACAAATTCTTCATATGCTCCAATAAGAAAAACTTCAGTCATTAATAATAAAGATGCTTTATTGTTTGATGGAACTAATGATTATATAGATATTAATAGTGTATCAATGTCTCAAAGAATTACTGCTTTTGTTGTATGGAGACCGAATAATGACTCTTCTTATGCTTTTGATTCTACAACAAGCACAGATGGGACTTCCAATAGAGTAACCTTTTTAAATGTTCAAGGACCATATGTTTATGCCGGAGCAGATTTAAGGAATACAGATAATCAACTCACTAATAATTGGACTGTTTGTTCTATGGTATTTGATAAAACATCTTCTAAGTCTTATATTAATTCAGCATTATCCGCAAGCGGAAACTCAGGTTCAAACAATATGACCTCCCTTAGGATTGGTTCTAGATACTCTTTGGAGAATTATTTAAATGGGTATATTGGAGAAATACTATTATACGATTCTGCAATAACAGACAGCGAAAGAATAGCTATTGAGGCTGGATTAAAGCTCAAATGGGGAATTAGCTCATAATTGGTGTATTAATAGATATCCTCTAATATTAGGAGCTTTATAATGCCTGATAATGAAAAGCTAAAAGCCATCGCTATTAAAATTCTAGAAAAGTCAAGAGTACCCAAAGAAGATAACTATGGATTTGCTGTAGTCACCATTCTGATGATCATAAGCATAGTTCTAACATGTGTTAGAATTCTACAAGAATGCAACAAGAACAAACTATCTGATCAATCTACTGCAGAGGATAAATGCTCAATGTATGGTGAACAACTTAAAGAGTTCAGCTCAAGAAAAGGCTGGTTCACTAAAATGAGAATCAAAAAGATTTTGAGAAGAGAGATGAGTAGGGAAGATTATGAAAAATATTCTCTAACCATACTGAACGCTTTGTTAGAAACAGGAGAAATTCTCACGGATGATGAGGTAGTAACTTTAGTGGAGGCAGCAAATGTTTAATATAATGGTGTGGTGTGTTTATGGCTTGTTTGTTGGATCAATAGCAAAGAGCATAGTACCGGGAGAAGAAAATTTTGGTTTTTGGAAAACTGTAGCTCTAGGGGTTGCAGGATCGTACTGCGGAGGTATAATAACCTATCTCTTGGGCATGACGCCCTTACAACCCGCAGGGATAATCATGGGAGTTGCAGGAGCAATTGCTTCCTTGGTATTTTACAAAAAGCTATTAGAAAAATAATCGACTCTACAAAATGAGACCAATCTGGACGGACTACTTCTTGGGATTAGCGAAAGTTATTTCTCAAAGAAGTCATGACATACATACGCAACATGGATGCGTAATAACTGATCAAAATAATAGGATTCTAGGGGTTGGATATAATGGATATCCACGAGGATTAGACGATAGCAAGCTACCCAAAAATCGTCCGGATAAATATCCGTGGATGGTTCACTCTGAAAGAAACGCACTATCCAATTGTGTTGTACGACCAGACAATGGAATAGCATATGTTACAGGTCAGTGCTGCAATGATTGTATTATGGCTTTGTGGCAAGAAGGAGTTCAGACAGTTTATATGATTGATGACCACGGGACTCATTTATTTGATGATAACGCTAAAAAAATATTTGACACTTTTGTAGAAATGAGTGGAATAAAAATTTCTAGAGTAACACCAGATCTCTCTTGGCTCAAGAGCTTGTGTGGTGTACTATGAATACATCAGTATTTTGTTTTTTATTATCGTTATCCGTATCAATTTATTCTTTTTACAAGGGCGATCAGCCAAATATGGTTTTAGGCAATTTTTTGATCACTCTCGCCCTAGGTTTCACAGCACTATTAAGTAGGAGATAATATGTCAGCACTTCAAGAACTACAGAATTATACATTTGTTAGCAAGTATGCTCGTTGGTTAGAAGACAAGAACCGTAGAGAAACCTGGAAAGAGGCGGTTGATAGAGTAAGAAGTATGATGCATACTAAGTATGATGAGTTCGGTATCTCAGAGGATATCGATTGGGCTTATGATATGATGTATAAGAAAAAGGTTCTTGGTAGCCAAAGAGCTTTACAGTTCGGTGGAGACCCTATTCTAAAGCGTCACGCTAAAATTTATAATTGCACAGCAAGCTACTGTGATCGCCCAAGATTTTTTCAAGAATGCTTTTGGTTATTATTGTGTGGTTCTGGCACAGGCTTTAGCGTTCAAAAGCACCACGTTGCAAAACTACCATCATTAGAACACGACGTAGAAGAAGGTCAAGCCGTCAAGCACGTTATTGATGACAGTATCGAAGGATGGGCCAATGCTCTAGGGGTTCTATTGAGTTCCTACTTTAGTAAGCCTGTTGATGAATTCAAGCAATACAAAAATTCTCATGTGGTATTTGACTACTCAAATATTAGGCCAAAGGGCGCTGCTTTAGCTTCTGGTGTGGGCAAGGCTCCTGGATATGAGCCATTAGCTAATGGTCTAGAAAAAATTCGTGCTCTATTAGATACTTGTATCGCTAATGGACAAAAGAAGCTTCGTCCTATTGATGCTTACGATATTGTTATGCATAGTAGTGATGCGGTATTATCTGGTGGTGTTCGACGAAGTGCTTCATTAGCGTTATTTAGTCATGATGACGAAGAAATGGCTAAAGCTAAAACAGGCAACTGGTATATCGACAACCCCCAAAGAGCACGAAGCAACAACTCAGCACTCCTGCTCAAGAACGAAACAACTTATGAAGAATTTACTACTCTAATGGAGAGTGTAAAAGAATTTGGAGAACCAGGATTCATATGGAGCGATTCAACAGAGATGGTTTTTAATCCCTGTGTAGAAATCTCTCTTTATCCTGTGAACGAACAAAACGGCAAATCTGGCTTTCAAGGTTGTAATCTATCTACCATTAATTGTTCGTCAATTGTTGATGAAGAAGATTTTTACGAACGCTGTAAGGCAGCAGCCCTAATAGGAACTTTACAGGCTGGTTTTACTAAGCTAGAGTATCTCGGTAAAGACAGTGAAGCAATCTTTGAAAGAGAAGCTTTGCTTGGAGTATCTATGACCGGCATTATGGAAAAGCATGACCTAATTCTTTCTGAAGAAGTCTTAAAGAAAGGGGCCAAGATTGCTGTTGATACTAATAAGAAAATGGCCCAAAAGATTAATATCAATCAGGCTGCAAGAGTAACCTGTTTAAAGCCCGAAGGAACATCTTCAAGCATGTTGGGCACAAGCTCCGGCATCCATCCACATCATGCTAAACGATACATAAGGCATGTACAAGCCAACGTTTTAGAAGCACCCTTCCAGCACTTCAAGAAACTAAACCCGCAAGCCTGTGAAAAGTCTTCGTGGTCGGCCAATAATACCGATGAGGTTATTAAATTTCCAATAGAGGTTCCAGACGGGGCCAAATTAAAGAACCAGCTTCCAGCAGTAGAAATGCTTGGCATTGTTAAAGACACTCAAAAAAATTGGGTACAATCTGGTAAAAACAGATCATTATGTACTCAAGAATATTTAAGTCATAATGTGAGTAATACTGTCACAGTTAAACCAGACGAGTGGCATGCTGTAACCCAGTATATTTATGATAATCGAAAATATTTTGCAGGAATATCTTTGATTCCACAAAGCGGAGATAAAGATTATCCACAGGCCCCATTTACCACAGTTTATACTAGCAGAGAGATTGTTAAAGAATACGGTGATGCTGCTTTATGGTGTTCTGGTTTAATTGAGCTTGGACTAAATGCTTTCAATAATAATCTATGGGCAGCTTGTGATTATGTTTCAATGAATCAAGCCAAAGATGGAGATAATGAGAATAAGCTTGTGTTCACTACCAAGATGAAAAATTTTGCTGGTAAATACTTTGATGGAGACACTAGGAGACTAACGTACTGCATGAAGGATGTTTATAATTGGAAAATCTACTGTGATCTATTTGATAGCTTTAAAAAGGTAGACTACACACAACTTTCTGAAACAGAAGACAATACTGCTGGTATTGAAGAAATTAGTTGTGCAGGAGGGGCTTGCTTACTATAATGCCAGTATATTTTAAAAAACTAGATCCTAAAGCTACTCTACCATCTAGAAATAATGTTTCAGATGCTGGAGCTGATTTGAGATCTATAGAGAATGTTATTATTCCTCCGTTGTCTCGTGCTCTTATTAATACCGGATTGTCTTTAGAGATTCCTTATGGCTTTTATGGAAGGATAGCTCCAAGATCTGGTTTGGCAGTTAAAAACGGAATAGATGTTTTAGCTGGTGTGGTGGATAGTTCTTATCGAGGGCCGCTAGGTATCGTTCTGTATAATACAGACAAAGAGAAAGAGTTTGTTGTCAATATTGGAGATAGGATTGCACAGATCATATTTGAACAACACTGGAATTTTAAAATGGAAGAAGTATCAGACCTTTCAGATACCAGTAGGTCAAATAATGGGTTTGGCTCTAGTGGTATAAAATAACATAACTACAGATAGCGGTGTATATTAATAGTAAATTGGCACACATTTCTCCTCTGTAGTAAAAGGGTATAAATTGAGAAATAGAAAAAACGCTAAGAAGAAGAAGGTTCTAGATGCGACAAAAGATCTCACCCCAACAATAGGAAGTGCTTACAGAAATAGATTAAAGCCCAGAACAGAAAACCAAAAAGAATACATTAGAACAGCGGCCGAAAATGTTATTACTTTTTGCCAGGGTGTTGCCGGAAGCGGCAAAACTCACATCGCCATTGGTATGGCTTTAGAATATCTACTAGACGAAAAAATCAAGAAGATTATTATTACTAGACCAGTAGTAGAATCCGGAGAAAAAATAGGGTATTTACCAGGAACAGCAGAAGAAAAAATACATCCATATCTTTTACCTCTGTTAGATGAAGTAAATCACTTTATACCAACCGCTCAATATATTAGTCTAAAAACCAATAATAAGATAGAAATAGTGCCACTAGGCTTGATGAGAGGTCGTAATTTTCATAATGCTTTTATTGTTGCTGATGAATGCCAAAATGCTTCTTATGATCAGCTTAAGATGCTATTAACAAGAATTGGAAACAATAGTAAAATGATACTAACTGGAGACGTTAGTCAGTCAGACCTACATAGACATATGCAGGGAGGATTTTATGATATGATTACCGCTCTCAATGGTGTTGAAGGCATAGGTGTTTCTAGATTAGACAGTTCAGATATTGTTAGACACCCAATTATAGGAAAAATAATAGGCCGTTTGGATAGCTACGAAAATGAAAGTTCAAAATAGTAGATGTCTTGTATTAAATGCTGATTATACTCCACTTGGAATTATATGTTGGCAGAGAGCATTGGTGTGGTCTGTTCGTTATGAACATAGCTCATCCATGTCCATAGAAATTATTGACTTTTATAAAGACGATTGGATAGTAGGAACCAACAATAAGAAACACCCAATCCCAGCAGTAGTAAAAACTAACAGATATTTAAAGCTACATAATCAGTCTGTAAATTTTTCTCGTAAAAATCTTTTTATTAGAGATGATTATACCTGTCAATATTGTCATCAGAAAAAAGAAACAAATCAATTAACTTATGATCATGTTATTCCTAAATCTAAATGGCAAAATAAAAATACTAGCCCAACATGCTGGACTAATATTGTAACAGCATGTGTGGAGTGTAATAGGAAAAAGGCGAACAGAACACCAACTCAAGCCAATATGGCGCTTAAAACTTTGCCGTACCAGCCTTCCAAAAATTTTAAGTACTTGCCTGTGGTCGGACTACTGTTTAATATAAGATCGGATATTCCTAATGAATGGCAACCGTTTTTACCAGAAGCATACTTTTATAACTAGGATTCACTAAGATGAAATCAGGAGCTTTTCATATAAGTCCCAGTGCAGAACAACAAGAAAACAATACAAAATACTACGGACTAATCGACGAACATGACTTTTTAGACGATCAGGGCGATCCTAGAATCACAAAAGAAAATGATGGAAAAATTATGGCTAAGGCCATGCCGAATAAGCCATCTAAGCATATGACAAATACTCAAATGCAATATAGATTTTATGTCAGAACCGAACAAAATAATACTATTTATAATCCTGTGCCGATAGCTTCGTCTGTTAAGGACAAGAAACCTTTTCAGTTCATTAATAATGTGTGTAAAAACAATATGAACTTTAAAGAAGTTTCACAGTCCGTGTTTGATAAGTATCTAACTTTCTTAAAAACCAAAAATAATAGATGGTTAAATGCGGCACAAAGAGAAATAAAATAAAATGCCAACATACTCATATTCGTGTAATAAGTGCAATAGCTCTTTTGAGTTGTTTTTTTACATTAAAGACTACATTGAACAACCAAAGTGTCCGTCATGTAATTCGAAACAAACAAATAGGTGTTATATCGAAGACGTTTCAACCATAAATGCTTCTGTAAAAAAAGCAGACAGTGAACTTACTAGCCTAGGAGATTTAGCAAATAGGAATAGAGACAGAATGAGTGATGACCACAAACAGTTTTTATTCCAAAAGCACAACGAATATAGGGAGGATGCATCTAGTACTGATCTTCCTACCGGCATGTCAAGAATGAAGAAACACCCTAAGACAAAATGGACAGACAATGGAAAAACAACCACTAACAGACGAAGAACTCGATAAGCTAAAAAGTCTTTTATCAGATGACTCATACAATTTTTATGAAAGACAATTCAGAAATCAGTTAGATTTGTTTCCAGAACAGACTAAGTTGATCGATTGTCCTTTAGAGTTAACTCTAAATTTAAGTATTAATGTATTAGAGCAAGATGAAGAAGGCAAAAACGTAGGCTCTGCAGGGCTGAGTAATTATACTTATCATATACCAGTACCTAGTGGACAAGATCATCAAAAGTATATAGATGCTTTTATATCTCACTTTGAAAAAGCAATAGTAACAGCATCAGAACAAACAGAAGAAACATTAACACAAGAAAAGAACGATACCAATGGATAGCTTTATATTTCAACAAAAACCAGCGACCAATGTCGATTCTACGAATGAATTCTATACCTTACAGGGGATGGAAGATGTTGTAGACTCGGAACAAAACTGTAGACTAAACGACGAAACACCAAACAAAGTATTCGCCAAAAAGATATATCGTGCTGATAATACACATAGATTTTATATTAGGGTTAGCAATAACGGTAAACTCTATAATCCAGTATCTATCTATGGAGAAGAAAAAATTAATACATTTTTAGACAGAGTATGTAAAGACAGTATAAAGTTCAAAGAAGTAAATGAAAAAACCTTTAATCTTTATGTTGGTTTTTTAAACACTAAGAATATCGCATGGCTCAATAACGCCGAAAGAGAGGTTTCATAATGTCTGCTAGAATCACTAAAACACAAAAATATGCAATAATGTGGCTACATAGTCAAGGACAAGAGTCCGCATCAATAGCCAAAGAACTAGACGTAGATACCAAGTCGGTGGATCGTATTTTAGAAAAAACTACCAACACTAAGGGATCAGACAAAATTAAGACCACTTCAGAGGTAGTAGGTAAGACTTCTTCGAAAGAGTTAATGATCAGACACACATCATCAAAGAAAAATAATAGTGTAGCTATCATGACTAAAGAAGCATCAGAAGTAAATGATCATGCACGACCAACTAATACAGCTAATCCCAGAAATCAAAAACACATCTTTAAACCAAATGGGTGAACATGAGCAATAAGTACCCTTCGAAATACTCGAACGGTAAGCTCGTATCTGCTGCTCAATATATTACAGAGATAATATGCGAGAATAAAGCCAAGCTTACTGGTCAAGATTTGCATTATAGATTTTGGGCAAATAAAACATGGTCAGCATATTACAGGAATCAAATAGGCACGGCCAACAAGCTTCTGGAAAAGTATTCTGAAACAGCAATCGTTAGAGCTTTGAATACCAAGGAAGCTTCAAAAATTTATTCCTTACGTGCTCCTCACCTGAACCCTATTATAGAACAACAGGAGAAAATACTAGAATCTCAGAATAAGTCATTAACTCTTGAGTTTGACAGAAAAGAAGACAAGACTTATAAGACTAGCGATAATATTAAAAAGGGCATACTTTCTAAATTAAAGGATCTAGACGATGGCGCTTAAAGAAGATGTTAAAAAGAATTTTGGAGATAATGTGATGCTAACGGCAAATGCCGTTATTGATAAGTCCTTGATTACCATCCCAGTTAGTCCGGCATTAGACGTTGTACTAAATGGCGGCATCCCAGAAGGATCGTTTGTTATTTTTACAGGACAACCCAAATGTGGAAAAACAACGACCTCTTTAGATTTCTGTGCAACCGCACAAAAGAAAGAGTACGCTCACGGATCATTCAAAGAAGGTAGAGAAGTTTACTACCTCAATATAGAAGGTCGCTTAAAGAAAAGAGACTTAGAAGGAATACCCGGATTAAATCTAGAAAAATTCAACATTATTGGATCTCAAG